CAGATGCAGAGAGCCACCAACCACCACAGGAGGATTGACAAGGAGGTCACAAAATGGATGCACAAACCCAGATAGTAGCAGAACTTTATAAAACGCTCAATGATGCGCAAAAACAGGAAGTCTGTAACATGATTGATACTTTACTAAGTCAGCAATTAAACGATCAACAATCGCTTGATTCTCATTCTGCTGCTACGGAAAATCAAGATAGCATCGCATGAGAAAGGCTCCATGTCCCAGCCGACCAAAGCAAGACACGGAGCCACCACCAACCACCACAGGGAGGCCGGTATCGGTATTATACCGACCTCCCGCCAAGAAAACAAGGAGGAAATATGAGTTATTTATCTGAGCTTACCGCACATGAGCGCCTAACTGTCGACAATGCAACGCTCGACATGTTTACCGCTTTCGAAAACGGATCAGACTTGATCTATGATATTTGGGAGCAGTATTTTTCTGATAGGGAGCGAAAAAATATCGAATCGAGAGACTTAGAATTCATTGGTCGCATCCTGTATTCTGTCTACGATAGAATGGCAAACGCCATCCGCGACTATCACTTGATGCTCGGGCACTATGACGCACCGGGCGTGCAGTGCTTTTTAGAAACAGCGAAACGCGCTCAACTGACGGCAGACGCCGAAAAAGCAAGGGAACACGCCCAGGAAGAAATGCGATCCGCAACTTATGATCTCGACGATGCAGATGCAATTAAACTTCTGACAGGTAAGGGGGCAAGCGCATGAAGTTTCTATACTGCGCCCGCTGTAATACACCGCTTATGAACGCCGCCACGGTGCATATTTGCCCGACCTGCGGGGCCGTGTACCGTCAGCATGGGACGCACTTTTCCTTCGTCGCCGATCTGTCCGGCGTATCCGTCAAAGAGCTGATGCAAAGCATGGAGGTCACACCATGAACGCTAATGATAGATTCTACCCGGTCGTGCAAACGCCGGTCGGAAAGGTGCTGCTCATAGGCGCTACCATGACCGTCGAGCGCGAACGTGAGCTTTTCGGAAAGAAGGTGAAAACAGATGAGCGAGCAGGTACACACAACTGAGCAATTAGATTCGCAGGAGTTGAAAGAAGAGATTATCCGAAAAGTTATGATGCTTCCCGACAAAGATGTAACCGAGATGCTTGAATTTGTTAAGGCACTAACATAATTAAAGAGGACTGCACAAAACGGTGCAGTCCTCTTCTTTACTCTGAGCAAACCTTTCCTCGCTTTGCATGGTTCTTGAGTCCAAGTTCTTCTACTGTCAATGTGCAAGTTGTGATTACGCACGGTTCTCCCTCGTTTGTGAGCGGCCCATCCGGAAGTTCAATAGGCTCGAGGTTCGCAAAAGTTCCGCGATTTCTTCTTTACTAAGCTCGCAAAGCGGGTGTTCAGAATTGCTTTTGGTTCTCATCTACTGCCTCAATTTCCTGTTACTCCGCCGTCTGCAACTCCACAAGCTGGTGAATCACTCGTTCCAGTCGCTCGAGCACGACATCATAGCCGAAGATAAACATTTGCAGTCTCCTTTCCCGTTAGTACAGCAGCACGGGCTTACCGGCTGCGCGCGTCATGTTGTTGATGTTGGGAACGACCACGCGGGCAAGCGTCTTTCCGTCCACCACAAGATTGACATTGATCGGCTCGCGGTCGCCCTGCGCAAGCGCCTCCATAACGGCCTGCTTGATGGTCGAAAGCGGCGCTTCGACGTTCGTTCCGCTCTTCTGGTCGCCCAGCACGGCAAGAAACTTTCGGTTCAGCGGGATGACCGCACCGCTCGCAAGCGCTGGGATCTCGTTATACACAGGCGCGGCGCTGTTCAAGCTCTGCGCGGCTACCCCGCGGGTCGATCTACTCGTCGATACGCGCGTGCCGGTAAAGCCGGACGTTGCTTTTCTGACTTTGGAATCGTCCACACTGTCGACGAAAAATTTCAGCGCAAGGCCGATCGCCGCCGAGATAATAAATGCAGTACCGGCGCTGACGATTCCCAGCGCTGCAAGGCCAACGCCAAGAACACCGGCCAGTAGTCCAAGAAGTACGCTGCGCCCGATGCTGACAAGCCGCTGCGTGCCCTTCTTTGGGTCTTTGCGGACGCTGTAAATGCTCAGTCCGAGAATCAGGCCTAATCCCATGCCGACGACTGTACCGACGCCCGGCGTCACGATAGAGCCGATGACTGCACCAAGCAGCGCGCACAGCACGACGATCAACTCAGAAAGAAGCTGCGATTTGCCGCCGTGTTCCTCGTCTCCCTCTGCAAAGCCGGTGAGATAGAGGCCGAGGATCGCGCCCAGGCTGAAACCGGCCACGCCGCCGGTGATGCCAAGAAACACGCTGCCAAGCAGCGCACCGAGCAAAGCCGTGATGACCACGATCCACGCATCCTCTGCGTCCATCTCCGTTTTCCATGTTTCGGGGTCAAGGCCCACAAGGTACAGCCCCAGCAGCACACCGAGGGATAAACCGATGACGCCGCCCGTGATGCCGCCGAACGCCGCGCCGAGTGTTGCACCGAGCAGCGCCGTTAAAACGGTCAGCCATGTTGCTTTGCTCTTGGGGATAGCTTTCTTGTCAAAGCTCCATTTGAGGTCATCCACGACGATCTCAAGCCCCGCGCGGATGGCCTTAAAGATATCATTGATCTTCTGGAACACCTTGTCGAGCTTTTCCATCATGGGGCCTTCGTCAAAGTCAAAGTCCGGCGCAATGGCGGATGCTCCGCCGCCACCGCCGCCAACGGACGTTGTCGTGCTGAGTTTGTTGATCTCATCGAACGCCGCGAGCGCGTCTGTCGCTTCCTTTGCCGCCTTGCCGGTCGCGTCAATGGCGGCAGCCTCTTTGTAGAGGTTTTTGCCCGATGCCTCCATGCTCTTCTTTGACTCACCGCTCAGAATCGAAATGATCGTCACGATCTCCGACACAATGGCCGCAAGCAGATTCATTAGCCACGTCAGCGCCGGAATGAGTACGTCCATCAAAGGCGCGGCCAGCGTCAGCAGCGCACCTTTGAGGCGGGCAAAAGCGTCGGATGCCTCTGCGCTGGTCTCAATAGCCGCCTTGATCTGCTTGCGTAGCGCCGTGAGCGCCGCCGTGATGACTGAGAACACAAGCATAGAGCGCGCTAAACTCTTGACCTGATCTCTGAAACGCGCGGCATACTGGCCCGCTTTGGCAAGCACGGAATTCTCCGCCTCGCGCTCCTTGCGCTCTTGCTCCACGTTGGCAATCATCTCACCGGCAGCGACCTTTGCTTTGTCGAGCTTTACCGTCATGCTGTCGATGTTGGCGGTCGTCTCTTCGTAAGCAGCCGAAAGCGTTTTGACCTCCTTCGTCTGCGTGTGCAAAAGCGCTTCCTGCTGTTTGAGCTCCGCCTCCGCAGCGGCGCGGCGGTCTAACACTTGCGTCTGATACTCGTTCTGCGTAAAGCCCTGTTTTTGGATCCATTCGCGGTCGTTCAGCCGTTCGACTTCCTTTCGCAGCATCTTCACGCGTTCCTCAGTAGCTTTCGCTGCCTGAGATGCGGCGTCAAGCTGCTTTTCAAGGTTCATCTTATTGCCCGTTTCCTTTTCAAGCTTGCTGTTCAGTTCGGATATCTCGTCACGCAGCTTGCTCAGTTTCTTTTGTGCTTTGGTCGAATCCAAATCGCACGAGAAGATCACGCTGCCGTCAGCATTTGCCATTTAATCACTCCTTTTTCCCCAACCATGCACAGATGGTCTCATCTTCTGTCTTGCTCAATTTTTCTTTGAGCGCCACAATATCCGCATTGCGGCGGCTCCACTCACGTTCATCCTTATCGAGCGTCTTACCGCGTGCCTTTTTATCTCGGATGCGCACGACCTGTGCAAAGGTACAGTCGCCAAGATCGTTATAGGCCCCGAGGAATGTCCACCAATGGACGCCCCCGGTGTTGGTCTCGATATCGTAAGGGACTTCGCGGATATCCCGACCGAATATCCGGTTGATGGGCGGGACGATCAAAGGATAGTCCCGCTCCCAATCAACCAACCTCGGCTGTTTCTTCCCGTTTTGCTGCTCCTGTCCACCGTTCTGAAACCACGTAAAGCGGTCTACGGCTTGCTGTAGATGCTGCGGCGGGATGCTCTCAGGCGCAACATAGAACATTGCAAGAATGCCCTCTGCGCGGTCTGTGCCGTTCAAATCGGGGTCGTTCAGCATTACAAAAATGTCGAGAATTACGCGAAAATCTGTGCGTATCTCATAGCTCTCTCCGCCGATCTCGACGGAAGTAGGCAAGCCCCAATTCATCGGCGATACTTTGCCGTGTACTTCTGAATGCGCGGATTCGTGGCTTTCTGCTCACGAGCAAAGGCGCTGTCCGTCTCATCCATCAGCGCAAGCAGAAAATTTGTCCATACATGCAGGCCGTCCGCCATCGCATAAAGGTTCATGCTGCCAAAGATGCTGTCACATACCGGCTCTTCAAAAAGACCGTCAATGATCTCGCGCATCTCCTTGTCGCGGCGGTCGGCGATGTTGAAAATCTCAACGCGGTCGCCGCACTTTCGCACCTCATCTGCGTATTTCTCCTGTCTCTTGTCCAGCGTATCAAATGCGCTGTAAAGACGCTGGATAAATGCGCCGTCAGTCGGGTTGAATCGAATGATCACATCGCCCTTAACGCCGTGCACGGTGTATTCCCTGACACCGGAATCAAAATTCAGTTCCATAGTGCTATTCCCTCCTTAATATTCGTAGCTGACAGATTCCGCCACGCCGTTATTTTCAAGGAACAGACCGGCGCGGATGCTCCGCGGCTCTCGGCAAACATTGGTTGCACGGGCGGCATAGTCGTCAAACTCCGCTTTGCGGGTCGCAGCATCGGCGGGGCGGTCGGCGTAAAGGTCGGAATCTCTGTGTCGGTCGGCATACTGGCAAAGCAACGAAAGCATAAGGCTGTTGTCCTTGTGCTTGGTGCAAAGCTGCTGAAACTGCACCTGATTCATGGGAAGATCCATTTTCAGAAGCTCCGCGTCCGCACTCAGCTTATCGCCGGAAAGCTCATTCCACTTGTCCACAGCCTCGGTATGGGAACGGCGGGTATGCTCGATCTCATTGATGGTGTTTTCGTATGTAGCCTTGCGCTGCTGTTCCCATTCCTCGCGGCGTTCGGCGGCGTGTACACGGCTGATGGTTTCGGCGCGTTCCTGCGCTTCAAGTTCTCTTTCGAGGGTGTCAAACTCGGATAATTTCGCCATGTAAGCGGTCACGGTGTCATAAATGCGATTTTTGTAATTCATTTTATATCCTCCTTTTTTGCTCACAGCTGCCCGCGCAGCATAGCATTGAAAAGCGCGTTGCTTGCCTTGCTGTCCTTTGCTTTTTCCGTCAGCTCTGCCGCGTACTTCTCAATGGTCGCGCCCAGATCGGACGCGGCAATACGATTTGCGGAAAGATCGCGGCGGGCAAGTGCGGCGGCTTCTTCGTCGATATTGTGCTTGTCTACGCTGTCAAGGCTCACGCTGCTGCGGATTGCTTTATAGTTTTCGCTCTGTGCCTTGCGCGCCTGTTCCTCTCGCCGTGCCTGGTATTCGACTTTTAGGCGGCTTCTGGCGGCTCTGTATTCAGGGCTGCTACGCTCCAACTCGGCACGGGTGCAAGCGTCCAAATACGCCTCGTCGCTGTCATAGTCGCCGCGCTTTACAAGGTCAAGGGCGCTACTCAAATCAAAGCCGAGGGCAGTCTTTGCCTTTTCCTTTACGCTCTCAGCGGTCTCAATTCTTGCATTCAATTCCATAGTGAAGTTTCCTTTCTGCGGTCTTTCCCGCCGTCAATCTTCAACTTTTGCTCAAGTTTGAGCGAAAGTCGCGGTCAAAAATGTCCGTAATTAATTGATTTTCAAACGTCAATAACGATGATGGGGTCGCAGCCGGTCAAAAATTTTTCCGCGGCTGCTTCGGTAGGAAATACCTTAGTTCGTCCGCCGCCGCGACAGGCAGACCATTCACCGTCTTCCAGCAGCATCACAAAGCCGATGTTGCTTTGCATCCGCCCCGCATATTGCTGTAAAGCGGATAGCCTTGCTTTGAGTAAGTTATTCATCGCTGTTCCTGCTCCCTTCGCCATGCTTCAAGCTCGTCAAGCTGCTGCATGATGTCCGTGATCTCCGTGTACTTCACCGTCTGCCGTAAAATCTCTGCCGCGGCACTCACGCGGGTCTGTGCGGGCGCGTCTGCATCCTGCATGATCGTTGCCAGCGTATCCGCAGCGGCGTGCGCCCGCTCCTGCAGCACGTTACGCGCCGCTTCGGTTCGCTCGCGCCGTGCCTCGTTATACTTCTGCATAAACTCAGGGTCGCGTTTTCGGCGATAGATCGTCTGCTCGTTGATCTCGAGCTTTGCCGCCGCGCTCCGCACTGTCGCGGAGATCAGCAGCGCTTCAATAATGGTCTCATCTCTGATTTTCTTTGACAAAGTTTGAAAAGCCCCCTTTCCGGCTTTGTTTTTTCTGACGTTGCATCGTTCTTTCAGCGGTAAAACTCCACTAACGGCTTTCGAATGCGCGGATGCCGCAAGGCTCGCAGCGCTTCCCGCCTCAACTTTGGGTCTGGCTTTCGTCCGAACCAGAATTCACCGATGATCGCCTCGCGCTGTGCATCCGGCAGTTGTGCAAGTGCCGCTTGCACGGCCTGTTGAAAGTCTCGTTGTTCGATGTCCTCAAATTCTGCCTCTGCTCTTTCATCCGGTAAAATATCGGCGATAGTAAAGCTGCCGTCTTCGTTCTCATCCAGTGGCGTATCGAGCGATAAATGATATTTATTGAGCGGGTCTTCTCGCGTTCGTTTCGTCCTCATCCCGTAAGCCTCTACAAATACCGCCTTTAGCTGGATGGTGTACCAAGTGGAGAATGCACCGCTTTCCGGCTTCCATGTCTGCACGGCTTTTAGAAGCCCGATAAACGCACTTTGTTCAAGGTCGTCTAATTCGACACCGCCGCTGCTCTCAAACGCTCTGAGCCACCGTGTAGCCTGCTGCATAGCATATCGGCGGCACATCCCCCACAAGGCCAATACATCACCGTCACCGGACTGCACCGACACTGCAATTTTGTTCGCCTGTTCGCCGAGATTTGTGGCAAGTGGTTTTGCTTGCATATCTGCTCCTCCTGTGGTAAAATCAGAATCGACAAATCGGATCCACCACAAGAGCCGCTCTCCCCGTTTGGGGGAGAGCTTTTTTATAATCGGAAATGACGGTTCATTGCCCGCTCAAACTTGTCTCGGTCATCAGCAGGCAAAAGCGGAATTACACGGTGCTGCATCTCGTCACGCTGACGGTAACGCTCACGCTTTCGGCGTGCCGGTTTGATTTCCGCTAAGATGTTGGCTGCGATTTTGTAGTTCATGTGCCAACCTCCAAAAATCCGCCGCGGCGGTTTTTCTCCGGCTCACAATACGGCTCCGAAAGTTCGGTAAACTTTTGATGCGCGCCATCAAAAGTCATCTGCACAACACCCTGCCGCCCGCGGCGGTTTTTAGCAACAGAAACCCCGATTGTACCAGAATCGTCAATGCGCCAGAGAAACAATACCTTCGAGCCGTTTTGCTCCAACTCCCCCGAATCCCTCAGGAAAAGCAGTGTTGGGCGGTCCGTATCATTAACACCACGGTTGAGCTGTGCTGCTGCGACGATGGGGATCTGTAATTCGGACGCAAGGTTTTTCAAGTCGCGGCTAATCTGTCCGAGCTCAAGATTCCGGCTGTCCGCACGGCGGTCGGCCTGCATCAAGCCGAGGTAGTCCACCACAATCAGCCGCAAATTTTGAATCGTTGCCGCAGCACCGCGGATCTTGCTCACTGTCACGGCTGGCTTGTCCCAAAAATGAAGCGGCAAACGTTCCAGCCGATTCGACACGGCTGCAATATCCGTCCACGTCTCATCGTTCAGGTCTCGGTCGATCAGGTTATCCATTGTCGCCATGCTGCGCCGTGCAAGCAGACGTTCCGTCAGTTCCGCGGCGGACATCTCAAGCGATACGAAAAGCGTCTCGTTTCCGCTTCTGGCTGCGCTCTCTGCAAGGTCAAGCAAAAAAGCGGATTTGCCGACGCCGGGACGCGCGCCGACGATGATGAGTTGACCCGCCTCGAAGCCCTTGACGATGCTGTCCAACCGCGGGAAGCCCGTGTTGATACGCGTTTGCTCTTCTGCCGAAAGGCTCTGTAAGGTCTCTGTGAGCGCTTGAGAGACGCTTTTCAGCCGTCCGCCCGCATTGTCAAGGAGATGTGCCTTACAGAGTTCGGCAATCGCTGTCGCCGGATTCTCTTCATCGAGCGCCGCAAGCACCCCATCGCGTAACCGCTTTTCCGCGGCTCTGGTATGTAACAGGCGGGCATATTCCTCCGCGTGTGCCACGGTAGGCGTCACGTCGATGCACTCGGCGAGGAACTTACGAGGGTCATCCACAAGCCCGCGAAGACCATCAGCGGCGATGTTCGCATCAAACGCTTTGCCCCGTGACACAGCGCTGTCCGCAGCGCCAAAAACTGTAGCGCAGGCCGGAATGGAAAAATCGTCCGTGCTCACAAGCTGCCGAAGTTTCAAGACCTGCTGCGATTCAAGACAGACCGTCGCAGTCAGGGAATATTCAAGAGAAGAAGTGTCCTGCATCACGTGCCGCCACCCCCCATTTTTGCCAGGAGCTGCGTGTATTGTTTTCTGAATTTGCCCCCTGACAGGATGTTGCTTTGCCAGAACGAATCAAACTGTGAAAACTGTAAAACCTTATCGATGTCCTCCCAGCTGTGCCCATCCAGTCGATGGCACTTGTCGAAGTCCGCCGCCCAGCTTTGCAAGGTCGCTTCTGAATGCGCTGTGCAATTCGGCAAGCGTTCTTCGATCTGATCCGCGAGCCAGCGCGCAGCGCGGTACGGAAGTGAGTCGTGCTCAAAAACCTGCTTCGGTCTCTTCGTTCCGTCGAGAGACGGAACAAGAGAAATATCTTTATTCTTTTTCTTTATATGACTGACCGCTTTCGGTACTGATACACTGCTCGATGTACTTACCGTTTCACTGTCAAAAACACTGCCCGATTCACTGTCATTTTCACTGACTTTTTGAGGGGTATATTTCAGCCGGTAAGTGTTGGGAGAACGCTTTTTACCCTTGCTATACTCAATCAACCCAGCAGCAACAAGGCTATCCCTCGCTGCGATTGCCACCCTCTCCGTCCGTGTATCGAGCATAGACATGAGCCGGAAATTGTCGATCTGCACCTGCTCCGGCCATCGCGCTTCATTAAAAATGGCGAGCAGACTATAATAGAGCAACCTTGCATTTCCCGGGAGGTAATTGCTCTTCTGCCATTGATGGAACGAGTTCAAAAGGTCAAGATATGTCACCCACTCACCGCCCCTGCGTCTTGATCCACTCGACAAGCTCATCGGCAGCGATAAGAGTGCTCCCGCCGATTCGATACACAGGGAATCCCGGCAGACGCATCCAGCTGTAGAGCGTTTGCCTGCTCGTATCGATAAGCTGCGCAGCTTTAGATGGCCACAAAAAAAGTTTCTCTGTTTCAAGTCCCACAAAAATCGCCTCCTGTCTGTACCAAACAACATATCGCGGGATTTTACACAATGACAACACATTATCTAAATATAAAGAGCCGTTAACCCCTTACATCTCAG